AAAAAATTTGGTTTAGTTCATTTTTTGAATTATTTATTTTCAATGTTGTTATTTGGTTTTATTTCTCACAATGTTGACCTTATCGTAGAGCTATACTGTCTTGTTGAAAGAGTAAAGCTTGAAAATTCGGTCTCATTGTTTTATTTTATTTTTAATTTTATTTATTATTTAATCTCTTATTTACTTATAAAACAAAAAATCACAAAAAAACAAAAATATATTTTAATGAAATTCGTAATGATGACCTTAAATTTTAAGAAATTACCGAAAGGTAGCTTCTTTTCTTCTAAGGGACCGTATCCTTTCTTGTTCAAGTTAGAAGAATATGATGATTATTTTCAATTACCATCAATTCCATTGGATCTACTTGATCAAGAAAAACGTATTAGATGGACACTGGCTGAGATGGAAAAAATTTTTGGAAAGCAAGGAGAAATCCAAGCTGCACCATTAACTTTAACCTTCTCAAAAGATAACCCCAACATAATTCTCCCTCTCAAAATCGACTCAACTTCAATAAACAGATTGTATACCACGACCTTTCAATCTGGCCATCAATCATACCCAATAGTTCCATCAAAAGAATATCAGAAACTCTCCGATGAATATAATAGGATGATGGAACTGAATAATTTAAAGTCTATTGATGCACCAACTGCCCAATGGACCGGTAATAATTATTCGACTGAAAGGGTATTATGCTCAACATCGCGATATGGGCAACCTGAGTTTGATTTTGAAAATTATGATTCAGAAAAAATGTTAGAGACAATGTCACGTATTTACCAACCAATGCTTGATAATTCTCGTCTAACACACCCCAAAAAATTTTTCCGAAAGTGGAAACTTGGTTTATCATCTGGCTTTGGTTCTCTCAAGAACGGAAGATATCAGAAACGACGTGCAATGTTTTCAAAAATACCACGTTCTGGTATCACAGATTTTGCTAAGTTTTTATGCTCAAACCTGGATAAGATAGCTGCTATCCCCCATACCTTTGGGAAGATGGAGTATTTATTTGGTGATAAATGGAAGAAATTGCGCTCAATCATAGGTGCGCCCTTTTTTACCTACTTTACCAACCAAATTTTTGCTTATGAGCCGGATCATCGGTTCACTTACAATAATACACCAGCGCAAGTTGGTCGTCCATTGACAGGTTTTGGTTTGTTACCCTTGTTTAGACGATACATACAATACCCCTATGTATTTGGTCTTGACATGTCCGCTTTCGATTCAACCTTCAACCACCAAGTGATGGAATCAGTTGCTGCACTCCGAGAGTGGGGCTACCGTAACCATTCACAATATGATGAAATCTCAAAATTAATAAGATTATCCTATAAGCAAAACTACTCCGACCCACTTTTTTTCTGGATCTACTGGTGAGATTCTTGAAAAAGTGCGTGGTAATGCTACGGGTGCTGTTTCAACATCCCAAACAAATTGTTTGGCCCTTGGAATTATTTTGTCCCAATTTTTCCATGAAACAACTGGACTCGGTTATGATAAATTTTTCGAATTATATGATTTATCAAATTATGGCGATGATAATATCTTAGGTTGCAAACCGCAAGGTCACCACACAACCGAAGAACTCAGAAATACCATTTATGATATTGTACAATTATGCTCTACTAAATATAATGGTACAATTTTTCTTAAGATCGAATCTGAAGGATCAATCTTTGATTGTGAATTCTTGTCGAAATCAATTTTTAAGTTAAACGACGATGAATCAAATAAATTAAGCACTCACTTTGGCAAATACTATTCTTATGGTGTTCGCCATAATTATAATAAGATTGTTCAAAAATTTGATAAATTTAAGAAATCTAAGCCACAAGAAACAGACTTCATCCAAAAATTTGCTGCATACAAATTGATGTCTGTACATTACCCTGATCTATTTGCCACAATAGATCTATTATTTAATAATTATGTCAAAGAAAACCCAAAATGCATTAAGAATCCCCATTACAAAATTGCCGCTTCAACTTATGATCAAATATTAATTAAATTTTATGAACCATTATCTAAACATTATGCTAAAGTTATGGCTACTGAGTTCGAGGAGATGGGTGAAGAAACTGATAATAAAGTTTCTATACCAATTTCTGAAACAATTATGGGTTTTTTAAAACAATTATATAACAATTTAAGCCCTATGATTTTAGACTTGACCTGTGATTTGGAGAGTAATATTTTAATGAAGCATTTGCTTAAATATTACAATCAGGATATTTCCAACTATGTCCAACAAATCGCTGAGAAATCAAGTATGACTCCTGATGAAACTATTAAGCTTCTTCAGAGAAATAATCTTCCCCTTTTTAATAATTATGAACATTCGCCAAACCATTCATTTTTCTCATACATAGATCATATATTAATGATGGTTGTTTTTAATTATAAAGGAATTACTAATTTCCTTAAATACAAACTTCCTTTTGATCCCGTGTCACTTTTCTTCGACTTTGTAAATCGAATGAATAGTGGGATCTCATTTTGTTCAGGGGTAACCATGAACAATATTTCTTCTTTTGTTAAGTTTGACACGACTAACAATTTTTACTTATTATTTTTATTATTTTTAATTATTATCAGAAAACATTTTATTTTTAATCATTTTTCATTTAATATAAATATTCCCGTAATTAATATTGAGAAATACATTATACAGATTTTCAACAATATTAAACAGTACTTCTTCTCCCTCGATAGCTGCAAAAGAAATAATACAGCTTGTCAAACGAAATATGAGGAAGTGCTTAATGAACTTAATTTGTCCGAAAAAACTTTATTCCACGCACCAACTGGGTGGGGTAAATCTACACATTTCTTAGTAGCTTTGCAAAAGGCTCTTAATAAACGTGTAGTTGTTATTGTTCCCCGTGCAATTCTTGCTGAGTCTATACCTAAGTATCTTAGGTCTCAGTATGATATTGAAATTGGTCAGTGGTCCTATGGATCCACTAATGTGACCGGTGACATTATCTTCAGTACCCCAGACTCCTTTCTTTTACGTAGTAAAGGTAAAGAGTTTGTGATCCTGGATGAAGCACACATTAATGAGCCTCAATATAGGTTCATAAAAGAGAATCAAATTCCTGATATGTATTTCACAGCCACTCCTTCTGATGACATACAATATCAAAATCATTATATTGTTCCTGGCGCCACTCCATTTGAAATTGAGCAAACAGATCGTCAAGCCTTAAATTTTGATCATTATGTTGCTGCTTGTTTCAATAGCGTCATAAATAATTCTTTTTCGAAAATCCTTATCTATGTCCCAACAATAGAAAAAGGTACAATTCTTGCTTCTAGATTAAGTAAGCGTGGTATAAAAAGCCAGCTTCTTAATTCTGAAAATAAAATTGTTAATGAAAATTCCCGTGTTTTTATATCCACATCAGTCGCAGATGCTGGATTAACCATACCTTCCGTAGACCTTGTAATATCCTCGGATCTTGATGTTCATGTCACAGAACAAAAACCATATTTTTTCCGTCTCTCTCCACAAACAATCGTCCAACGTAAAGGAAGAACTGGTCGCACATGTGACGGCCGTTTCTACTTTTACAAAATCCAATCGGTGCCTTTCCATGGATCTCAACACTGGCATCCAGTTGAAGAGATGGTTGCATGCTCTTTTGCTGCAACAAATTCAAATTTTTCTGATGAGTTTTATACTAAGTATGAAACTGAAGTCTTTGAATTTTTTGGTAAGGAAGTTATAGCTCTTAATGATATAACCACCACGTTTTCTGGAAAGCAACTCGAGACTGCTTTCTCCTCTAATGATGCCGGTGACGGCCCCGTAATGAATTTAATTTTCGCTTTCTGGTTTGCATCCTTAGTTCCAAAAGTGCCAGGCTTAGTTATGTTAATAAGCACGGTGCTTGGACTTTTAGATGGATTATTGATTAACTTAATCTATACTAAATTGTCTCAATATGAAACTTTGGGAACATTTTTATTTAATTTTTCTCTTAAGAAAGCCGAATTAATGGAATGGTTAGCTCATGAAGGATTTATTTATATCTCCTTGCTATTCACTGCGTGTTGCTTATTTAATAGATATGGCACCATGCTTCCATTTATGACGGCTTTTCTTAACTTCCTTAGAAGGCACCCTACCATTGCAAAATGGTACATTAGGTTTTATGTTATCTTTGTGTTGTTGGCCCCAGTTGCATTAATGTTTATAACATTCATGACCGCTTTCCAATATTGGTTGATGACCGGTATGGTTTTTGGTTTTGAAACCTATGAAAATTTTGATATGTACAGAGCCGTTTTAAATGCTCAGTACATTTCACATAAAAATCACCATGAACTT